TTCCCTTTAGTTCCGCTTGAGATGCCTGGGCATCGTACTCAGCGGCTTTTGCCTGGCCCGCCTGGATCTTGCCCATTGCGCTAACAGCGGTTGATGCTAGCATCAATCCAGTTGATGCGCCCCCACCTATTGCTGCCCCTGCTAATGCTACCATGTTAAGACCCCACGCTTAATTTGTATTCAAGCCCCAGGACCGTCATAGCCAGGGGAACGCTTTGAGTTAAAGTTATCTGGCCAGTTGCGCTATACCCTAAAATCCCATGCGCAGTTTTTACGCCAGTAAACGGCTGTATTGCTGTATCCAAAACATCCTCACCGAAATTTCGGAATGAAATTTGTTTGCCGTTTATTGTTAAATCTTTTGTCCTGTTTAAGATTGCGTCAACCTGGACAATGCGTTTTTTTACGCCCTGGACAGAGCCAGATGCTAGCACCGGCTCGGTGGGCATTGTTTTTGCCTGGACAGTGTAATTCAAGCCAACCTGGTGCGTAGCAGTGGCAGCCGAAGCAAATGTTATTGTATGCGGTGACGCTCCAACGGTCTGAGTGGGTTCCACAATGCCATCACGAATAATCTGCACCGCCTTGCCCTGCAAGTGGGGCATGGTTACTGACGAGCCTGATGTGCCGCTCTTTGCACTATCTGTGGTCAAACTATCGTCAAACTTTTCCAAATAGTATTTAGTTGCAGAATTTACGGTTCTTTTGACAATTACATAAGTTTCGGAAATCTCAACAGCCACAGCCTCAAAGGTTCCATCTGTTGTGAACACACTAGGCGCAATTACGTTTTGACCAACCAGGATGGAATAAACTGACATTGACCCATCATCGCCGTTTACCACAAATAGCCGGTCAGCCTCATCTGTTGATGTTGATCGTCGCGCAGCCAGGTCAACCGGGTTTTTCATTAAGTGCGAGGAAAGGACAGATATTTGTTGCACCTGGTAAGAGCTTGTCCCACTTCCGAATTGGAACGCATTAAGTGATTTACCTTGCCGCTGCACAAAAACAGACGCGCCGTTTAAATCTTCAATGGGAACGCCTGGCTTTGACCCTAACCTGGTTTGTGGGCGAATTAAGAAATTGCTAGGAGTGATAGGTGTATCTTCTGACTGAATGACAACAAATTCAGACCCAGTTGAAAAAATGCGAAGGTCCGCACCCGCAATAACGTTATTAATGCTATTGAGTTGGTTAGTGTTTATTGTCGCCTCAACGCTCTCATCGTCCAGGCCGGTCCCAGGATCAAAGTTAAAGTAATCAATAACCCTGGACCCCCAGACAGTATTCGGCCGGGATTTGGACCCGCCAAAATATAAACGCCCTTCGTGGAAGGTTGCGGATCTTGGCCATCCTCTTGTACTTGACCAAACATCCTCATACCCATGCTCACTTTCCCAATTTCCCGCAATAACTCCGCTTGTGTCAAAAAACGGGACTTCAACAACTGCTTTCATAACTGTTGCGCTTACAAACTCGACATACCTGGCGCGGCCAAAGGTGCTAGTTACCTGGGCGTATTCACCAACCGCAGACGCAGCAAACGGCTCAACCTTGTATGAAGTAGTGTTATTCGGCGCAGTATCCCAAGCCGGATAGACGGTCAAAACCTTTGTGGATGCCACATAATCCTCAACGTGCCGGGTCTGCCCCGAACCTGTGCCCGATGTAAGGGTTATAAACATTCCGTTTGGATCATCGTCAGATGTATAGCTAGATGATGATTTTAGCGTAATTGTACTGCTTGACCCACCTTGAGCGGTCCCGGTATCGTTGGTATTTGCCGATGCCGTGATTGTTATGTTCCCGGATGTGGCGCTTGGCGTAATTGTATAATTCGGCATATGCGTATCAAATGCATAGGCATACTTAGGCACATTTGTTAGCGGTAAGTTTGCAAGTGTCCATGATGTATCTGAATTTCTAACCAGGCGTTTAGTTTGCAAATCTTCGTGGCAAAGAATTAAAGTATCAACAGCTTGCGTATATTGCATTTCATCTAGCATTGCGGCTGTAATAGAGGACGCGGCAATGTAATCATTTCCGCTGCTATTTATATTTGTTTGCAAAACACCGGCCTTGAAAACATAAATGCGCCCGGCAACCAAAGCCAACATATAGCTGTCATTTACACTAAACTCAAAAGGGATAAGCTTAAACGCGGTAAAAGAAGATCCAAAATCATAGATAAACTTTAGGCCGTCACGCCGCTTAATCCCGCCCTGGGGCTGCACAACAACGTTAGTCGCTTCCTCTAGGGCATTTTGATATTGCGCTATATCAGTTCTAGCCCGCAAAAGTGGATCCAGTTCCCCCACCGAAAAATTGGTTTGAAACTGTGTTAAGCGCATCTAGTGCCTCACTGATATTAATTCATAATCATCTATGACTTGCGTTGACCGGCCACGGCCGTCAATATTCATAGCCTTGCGCATTTCTCCACCACGCCCATTTTCCGATGGGGATCCGTAGGCTAGTGCGCGATAGTAATCCGCCTTTGCAGTTTGATCTGTTATGATAATGGCCAGTTCAAAAGCCATAGCTAAACGCAAGAGGCGAACAAAATAAGGCGGCATTTTGGCCTCGTTTACGGTAGCCTGGTAATCGATGTAAACAGTTTCCAGGTTAGTAAACACCTGGTCGCCGTACACTTCCCACCCATATCGCAGAGGCAATTCATTGCTGCCATTAGATGCAAATATTGCCAAGACCCCGGAAAGCATATCGCCGGGCATTTGATAAGCATACTTCCATTCATTTGTTGGGGCGGTAGACAACCTAGCCAGTTGCGTTTTCTTAATTGAGAAAGACCATTGATATGTGCTTAGAATGGTATCTCTTAAATCTGGGTACAGTCGGTCGCAAGCCTGGGCAGCGTCAGTGCCTTCTGTAAACGAGGATATAGGGGCAGCGCCCAAAGCAATCAGCGCATCTGAGCAAATTGAAAGATCCGTGTCTCCAGTAGCCATAACACCTCCGGGTTTAAAAAGGGGCCAGTTTCCCGGCCCCCAGGGGAGAAATTAATCGCCGTCAGTTGCGGCCAGGGTAGTCCCATCCGCAACATCAACAACGCCAGACGCATTTGACAAAACTTGTGTCAACGTCGAAACGCGAGTTCCGCCTGTGGACGTTACACAATAGATTAAGTCGCCAACCTCTAGCGTATCAGACAGGTCGTTAAAGTAACCCGCTGTATTTACGTCAGCAATCGTATCGGCAGTGCTATACGAATACATAACAGGGGCGTTGCCCCGCTTCGCATTGCCACCGATAGCTGCCCAACCTGTTGAAGAAAAAGCCATGTTTGATCTCCTTACTCAGTACAGCTAATTTTTACGATGCCATCATCATCTATGGCAACGCTGCCCGCAGAGAACATAGAAGAAACAAGGAACGATGTTTTTTCTGGAACATAGTTCACTTCTGACTTTTGCGCCATGCTTTCGGCATAGCCCATGCTGTCTTTGTGCCAGGCAAAGCATGAACGAGTTGACGTCTTTGGAATGCCACCCTCGTCACGATCACCCATAGTGATGATATTAAAGCCCATGAACGATGAAACCTCACCGCGCACAAGAGCTTTTACAGTCGCAAAATCGCTCGATGTTACGGATGTTTCACTCAGCAAACTGTCTAGCTGTGAAGCGTGCATAAGCAAGTGGCGGCCTTCGGCGGGAACGTTCTTTTCGTTCATTGCCTTTGCGGCTGCGCGAAGCTTCGCAACGTTCATGTTAGTGCCAGATCCGCCAACAGTTGTTGCAACAGTTGATGGTGATGCCGCAGCATCCAACGCATCGATGCAAAGCTGATCCATCCGGCGGGCGATTGCTTTAGAAACAACCTCAACCAACTCTCGACGTTCATCGAAATTGACATGAGACTGATGGAAGATATCTGAATATTCACTAGCGATATAGTCAGACATTGTTGCAGTCACCTGGCTATAGGTGACGTTTAACGGAGTTACGTCAGTTTGGGGAACCCGAACCTGGGCAACGCCTTTTCCGATTTTTGGAAATTTAACTGTATTTCCTTGCACATTTGCGCGTGAACGCATTGTGCCGCGAAGCAGTGCTTCGCCTTGATAAGCCTGTTTTACCTCTTGGTCGAAGAGGGTTACAAAGGCCGTTGTGATACTCTGCGCCATAGCAGAAGCCTCCTATTAAGGTTTCTTTTAAAACGCTTTCCGTTGGCCGATGTAATTCGGGCGGTAGCTTGCGCGATGTGGCCGCGCCACCAGTGGGTCCACCACATGAAGGGGCCGCGCAGCGGTTAGCCCTTCCCCCCCATATACACGCAAATTTTAATTATTGCAACTACATCTAGTTATTTGCAGCTAACCATTGTCTTTCTATCTTGCTGCGCCATGCGTGATCTGTCTGCCATCGAGGGTCAGCTATAGCTTGCGCCAGGTCATTTTCGCTCATTTCCGGGGCTGCTACCACCGGGGCAGTTGGGATCCCTTCGTTGGTGTACCCTTGAATAAACTTTGTCATGGCATTGATCGTGTCGGCGCTGTTTAAGCTTATCGCCAGGGCTTCCCTTTCTGCCTGGTTAAGATTGGCCTTTGTTATGTGCCGCTCCAGGAACGATATTTTTTCCGAAGCCCTTTCGCCAAGTTTTTCCATTTCCTGACTATAGTCGTAATCTATGGCTTCTTGGTTTTCTTGAGAGCTTTCCAAAACATTTCCGGCCAACTCTTCAAACGCTTTTTGAGAGATGCCATATTTTTTAGCCCACTCCTGGTAAGCCTGGACAGTCGGATCCTCCATATCAAGACCCCGATCAACCAGATCTTGAACCTCATAATCACCTTCCGGCGCCTTATGTTTGCCAGACTTAAACGCCTTTTCAAGTTCCGCGTAACTTTTTGCAAGTTTTTCAACATCAGGTCCGTCCTCGTCCCAAAACTTCTCTGGATAATAATCAGGCCGATCCATTGGCTCGGTATCAGCATCATTAAACGATGCGTCCTCTTGGTCCTCTGTTGGCCGTATTTGTATTGGAGCCTCTTGTTGCTCCTGGGTTTCCGGCTCTGGCTGTAAGTTTACCAGGTTTTCAGTTGTTTCTGTTGGCACTGCTTGTTCAGACATTATTGCTCCTAATCACCCGCCTCTCGATCAGGCGAACCAACTCCGCCATGCCAGTTCTGACAAAGCCGTGACTTGGATCCTCGCCTGGATACCAGGACGGTTGCTCTATTGTTATCTGCCTCAGATGATGCAACACCTTTTGGCCTTCCTCAGATTTAAAAACCCTTCCATATAAAATATCCAGGTCGTCCGCCTTTGGCGGTTCCGCGAATGCTTGGCTTATTCCTTCCCATCCATCCGGTGCATTCATTGCAACGCCCCCGCAACAGTTTCATCTGTGGGCATTTGTTGCTGTTGT